TCCCAATATCTAATTTCTTGAAATGATTTCATAGGTATTCCCCACTTCCTAATAAAGTTTCTATTTGAATTCATCTCAATCAAAAGTCTTCTGTCTTTCATATCATTACTGAATCTCGATGTTTGAGAAACAAAGTGATATGTAATTGCAGAATCACATGTCATTAATCTATAACCTTTTAACTTTGCTCGAAGTAAGAAGTCATCGTCTTCCGAGAAACATGGAAAGAAGCTATAACCATCGAACATTCCAACCTCTTCGAACATCTTCTTATAACCACTCATAAAGAACACCGCACCCGAATACAAGTTGTTACCGTTCTTATTTTGTTGAACATAGTTATTGAAATAATAATCATCGAAGTCAACAAACGTAGTTCCTAAATCCATAAGAACTTTACCCGGTCTTTTGTGTCCTGCAAATATCGGAGGTTCAATAGTAGTATATGACAATAACATATCAGGTTCCAATAATCTTTCAATCGATTCTAAAAACCCATCACCAATAACCATATCATTGTGAATTAAAACTAATTTTTCAGTGTCAACTAATTTAATCCCCGCGTTGTAGTTGTCTGAGAAGGTTAATCTATCGTCGTCATGTATGTAAGATAAAAAATCATCATCTAAAGACAGTAACCATTCTTTTGTCCCATCATCAGAACCACCACTACTAATAACAAATGGTGCTTCGGGATATATGTTACGTAATCTTGTGTAACATTCTTTTGTTAATTCCAATCTATTATAAACCGCTAATACAAAACTTATATTCATATACTATTGTAAAAATTATTTTGACGTTCTTGTCTTTCAATCTCTTTATGATGTTGAATGCAATATTCTTCATCGTTAGGTAAAGATGAAAATTTTTGACCACCTATTATTCTTTCATGTACTTTACCATACCAAGTCATTCCTTTACGATATATGCGACCTTGAGCATCAGGAAAATTAACCCACCCTTTTTCGTTAAGTCTCCAACCCCACTTATTAATGTGTTCTTGAGTTATTCCTTTTACTGTGTTAATTCTCGGAACAAATATTAAATCCACATTAGGATTCAATTCTAATATTACGCTAAGATTTTTAACCATATATTCACTAATCATTTCATCGGCATCTAATTGATAGATGTAATCACCGGTACAATAATCATTTAGTTTGTTTTTCCAATCCGCAAAATTACCTTCAAAACTAAATCCTCTCCACGTTTGGACATTAGGTTTAATATTAAACGGTTTTAAAAATTCAAATACTTCAGGGCTACCATTTTTATTATCATAAAGAATCACGATTTCATCCTGAAGTCTCTTGTGTTCCAAAATAAATGGAACCAATCTCTTTATCTCCTCCAATTCGTTGCAAACCGTTATCGCGTAACTTATCTTCATACTTTTTTTTATTTTCTTCTAATGTTAATTCTTCACATCTCCAACACCATTCTCTATCCAATGTGTCCCACATATGTCTATCACATTTCATGCTCTGTTGTCTCCTATATCCATCCAATGATTTAAATAACGTATATTATCATTACCACCACCGTTTATTCTTCTTGTTATTGTTCTTATAATATCTTCATCAATACCCCTGGCAATTTCTTCTGACATAATTCTAGTTAATTCAGCTTCAGCATCGATTCCATGATATTGAACTAAATCTTCACCCGCCTCACGATTCCACACCGCCCTTAATCTTCTTACACCTCCAGCTACGTTTACGGTTTCTACATTATTAAACACAAAGGTATTTTCAACAAAACCACCAAAAAATTTAAATTTTTTCATCATATTCGTTCTCTTGCAAACAATTTAAAAGTGTTGCCATTATCATTGAATATCACATTGGAATTTGATTGCGGTGATAAATTAATAGTACAAATGTTTGGTCCGGTTGCAAATACAATCGGTTCATTATCACCAAATTGAAAACAAAAGTCAACATTCTCAGGTGTGAATGATGGACGTGTTAATGTTAATTGTTGTATTGGTTCTAAACGTAGAAATGTATTTTCTTCTTTTTGAAAAAACTTAAAGTTCATTACACTTGTTTTTGTCTCGCGTATAATTTAAAAAATTTACCTGTGTTAGGGTCAGTAAATTTTATAAATGAAGTACTATTATTCCCTAATGTGATTACCACCTGTTTATTTGTTGTATTTTCGATATTATCTGTGAATACAACCGGTTCATCATTGTCAAATTGAACAACCCACTCACATGGATTAAATTCTTGAATCACATCTATCATTTCAGATATCACATCAGGATCAACTTGAGGTTTCTTTTTTCTTGCCATTTTATTTAATTTTATTTAATTTAGGTAAAACTAATTTTGTTTGTTCGGGTATTTTTGAATGTGGTTCTAAATAAGATTGGAATACTTCTTTCATTTTATTTAATGTGAAGTTCTCACTATTAGTAATTCTTAACGATTCTGATTTTTCCGATAATTTATCATAATCCTTTTTCACGTATTTCATAACACTAGCAACTTCATCATAGTTTGCGGTAAACCATTTTGAACCTTTAATTATGAAATTATCAATTGCACTATTATCAACATCAGTTAACTTACCGCCAATCATGATTGAATTATCGGCAGTTAAAAAATCTTTATGTCCCGACCAATTGGATGCTAATACCGGTTTACCTGTCATTGTAAATTCAAGTAACGGTCTACCAAAACCTTCACCTTTTGTGATTGAGACCATTGCTTTGATTTTTGGATGATTATAAAGTTCATTCATTTCTTCATCACTTAAATCACCAAACAATAAATAAATCGGTGGTTTATTAGTTTTATCCCCAACAATTGATTCAATTCTTTTAATCAACGATTCACGTTCTTTTACTGAAAAAGATGCGGACGATGTTTTTAATACTAACGCCGGCATATCCTCACTACCCGCAAATGCTTCTGAAAAACATTTAATTAACATTCCAACATCTTTTCTATCTTGACCTATGTTTCCCTTCAACCAATGACCAACAAATAAAAATGCGAACTCTTCTTTAATGTCAATATCAATACCCTTATAAACATTATTGTATATATCAGTATCAACACCTTCGAATAATACTTTAATCGGAGTTTCAATTCTATGTTGTTTAATTAATCTACCCGTATTTTTTTCGTTTTCATTATAGACTGTTGAAATTAAAACATCTCTTGAAAAATTAGAGGTTGCAATCACCATATCCATTATGTTACAACCATCAATCCATTCTTTTGGAGCAACCGTTGTTTCAATACCAGCGGTTATACCGATATTAAATTTACCTAATTTTCTGAATTCATTTGGCACTGTAACCTGAATATAAATGTCAGGTATGTTGTCTAATTGAGTAACAATGTTATTTTCAATCCATTGGTGAAATTCGTTATTCATATCTAAGGCAGTTAATGGGGTTGCTCCCCATGCACAGCTATCAATTTTAATATCAAACAAATTCATTTCTTTTAATGCCCATAACAAATCTCTTGAATGTGCACCATAACCACTCCTCGTCTTAATTGGTCCTCTATATAATACTACTGGTTTACTCATATTACTTTATGTAAATTAAATCTTTTTTTAGGTTTATAATTTTCTAATGCTCCTTCAATACCCTTAACCATTGAATCACACATAATTTTGGATGATAAATTATTAATTGCAAATTCTCTACCCTTTAATCCAATTTCTTTTCTTTCTTTATATGTTAAAGTATAAACTTTATAAATTGAATTAGCAACATCATCGTTATTAATTCTATCGTCAAAGATATATGGAGTTACTGGTGAACCATTTATATTGATTGCAGATGGCCAAACAGGAAATGCCCATTCACCATGTGGTGTGTTTTGATATGTTTTTTTATGATTAAGAGTTTGTAATTTAATGTAATCGTCGGCACTATAATCAAATCCACATTGGTCTTGTAATCCACCAGTTACATTAACTATGATAGGCGTTCCTGCCATTATACTTTCAGCAGTTGCCAAACCAAACCCTTCATTATTTGCAATGTTAATGGTACAATCAGATAAATTATAAAATTCGTTCAATGTTTCTTGTTCGTATTTCTCCTCAACAATCTTCACATCATAGTCAGGACATAATGTGTTAATCACTGCACTTAAGTCCGTTCCATTGGCATCAACTGTTGCCGTTTTCATTAACAATAAACATTTACTTGATTGTTCTTTTGTTAACTTATCACAAAATAATTTATATGATAAAACAACATCTGAAGGTTGTTTTCTTCTAATGTTTCTATTGTTGTAAAATACGATGAAATCATATTCTTTGTCACCGTAAACTAATGTTCTGGTTTTATTAGATATTTTATCTAAAGGTTTAAACACGTCAGGGTTAATACCATGAGGTACATAACTAACTTGCCAATCCTCTAAAGGTTTATAAGATGGTTTATCGGTTGATTTACCAACTCTGTTAACGATTCCATATGTTAATTTAGAAATACAACCTAACCAATCACAACTCTCATAGTAGTTTCTATTGTAGATAGGGTCAGGCACATTATCCCAAATATGATAGTATAAGATAGGAACTTGTTGTCTAATTTCATGTTCAGAATCATATAACCATTCCCAATAGTGAGGATCTGTAAAATGTAATATTGCGTCAGGTTTCTCAGCTTCAATCAAACGTCTCAAAGTGAATATATCACCATATCCATTGTTTGGGTATATTTTAACATTCGCATCTTCAACACCTGTTCTTTTTCTAACATCATCATTTAAATCTACAATCTTACCAACTTCAGGATGATTTATTCCTGAACCTAATTGAACCCAATCAAATTTATCAACAGTACCAAGTACTATTTCTTTTGACATCGTAGCCACACCTGATGTCATTCTTAAATCATCTGATAATAATAATATTTTCTTTTTTGACATATTAATACTTTGACCCACTTACTGCTAAA